TCGGAAAAGACTTCGAAAGATGTCTAGACCAAGGGCATGTAGCTCCTTCTGACTTTCTTGGTTTCAAGAGGTCAGCGTGTCTCCCGAGATTCCTCTCAGGTTTCACAGAGCTAGTCTTCGACCGTAGTGATGGTCGGTTACTTAACGTCCCTTCCATAGATGCTATCCACTCTGTGAGGCAGATTGCTAATCTGTTCAGCAAAGTTGAGTTGCCTTGTACTGAGTACAGGGTCGCTCAAGCATTTATGAAATACGTTGAGTGCGAAAACCACGTCAGAGATGTAGATTTACGTCTTTCTGCGCATGATCGCGACAGATTTAGGCGTATGTCTACGCTCGCTTGGTCTAACGTTTTTAACCAAATAGATCGCGAGATCTATGATGGTAACGTTATCCCCAAGCACGGCCCTGGTGCCACCGCTGACAAGTTGCGTGCAAACGCAAAATATCAGCAAACAAGGTGGCCCCAGCGTCTGGAAGAGCTATTCCCTTCTGGGGATTATCTCTTCCCCTCTTGGTCCCATTTCTTGGAACATCAAGAGGATGTTGACATGGTTGATCCCGGTTCTGAGTTACCCGTTAGGGTAATCACAGTTCCTAAAACACTGAAAACACCGCGAATTATTGCGATTGAACCTACCTGCATGCAATATATGCAGCAGGGGATCTTGCAATTGTTCACGTCCATTATATCACAGGATGACATCTGTGGTAAAATGGTGAACTTTGATGATCAAGTCCCTAACCAGGAACTTGCTCGCAAAGGCTCCCTCACGGGAGCACTTGCTACACTAGATTTAAGTGAAGCAAGTGATCGTGTTTCCAATCAGCTTGTTCAAGACTTGACACATCTTCATCCCTGGTTAAATAGGGCTTTAGATGCGACTCGTTCGAGGCATGCTGATGTACCTGGTCACGGGGTAATTCCCCTAGCCAAGTACGCGTCTATGGGATCCGCTCTCTGCTTTCCCATTGAGGCAATGACCTTTTTGGTCGTTGTCCTCTTAGGGATTGAAAGAGGGCGTAACCGTCCACTTTCCAGCAAGTCCCTCAAAAGACTTGTTGGCAAGGTGCGCATCTATGGTGACGATATTATTGTCCCCGTAGAGTCGGTGCGTTACGTTGTGGAGGAGCTAGAAACTTTTGGGTTTCTAGTAAACTCGCACAAGTCTTTCTGGACTGGGAAGTTCAGAGAGTCTTGTGGTAAGGAGTATTACGACGGGCATGACGTAAGTTACGTCAAGCTACGCCGGATGCTCCCTACACATCGTAGGCACGTTCCTGAGATTATCTCGCTTGTTTCCTTCCGTAACCAGCTTTACAAGGCTGGCTGGTGGGAAACTTGCAAGTTCCTTGACAATTACATTGAGAGGTTAATTCCTTTCCCTGTGGTTGCCGAGGAGTCTCCTGCGCTAGGCAGACATTCATTTTTGGGTTATGAAACCCAGCGTGAGTGTCCCTTTTTGCAGCGGCCCCTTGTCAGGGCGTACCGCATTAAGAGCATAATCCCCAAGAGTAATCTTGATGGTTATGGTGCCTTGCTCAAGTTCTTTCTGAAGAAGGAGCTTGAGGATTTGCAGGGATCAACCGCAACTTCTGCTGTTGATCTCTCCATTTTCTTCGAGTCTTCGTCTGACGAGAGACACCTAGAACGTGCTGGGCGTCCCCGAGTCGTCGA